TACCTTATCAATTCTAGAGCCTCTATAGGGCATATCTCCCCTCTCCTGCAGCAATACATATGAGCGCAACTTTTATAAAATAAAGTCGCTTAGATCGCAATTCTGAGGGTGTACTGTAAATTCATACAGTAGGACTATTCGCACCAGGTTGGCGGTACAATCAATAGGCTTTTAAGTGGCTACTATCCCGGCTCTTATAGGTTAAAGTCGCTTAAACGGGCTTATATTAGGTTGGTGGGTGTATGTATAGAATAGGGGGGGGGTGGTTATTGGTTGCTTTTCTATAGGCAAAAAAAAGCCCCCAATTAAGGGGGCGTAGTGTTCAGGGGTTATCTATTGGATTATTAGCCCTAATAAGAATACTAGGCTTATGGCGCACGTTGCTCCGATAATGGCTACTATCCAATCTTCTCTCTCTTCTTGCTTCTCTCTTTCGTACTCTCTCACGCAATCCAATTGCAGTTGAAGCGTTGAGCGTTGATCGTATTGTTTAATTTGTTTTGGCATTGCCTTATCCTTTGTTAGATTATTTTGCCTGAGCTATGCGCGTCACAACCTAGCGAATAAATAGCGTCAGAGTTAAAGCCCCTTATTAAATAAGAGGCGATTCGTTTCCTAGTTAATGGGGGCGCAATGAACCCGTGAAAATAGAATTGCATTTCAATTGAATCAATTAATAAAGTCATTAGTTAACCTCCGTTAAAGAATGTAATTGTTGCGCGTTTATCTTTACATAATAGGCAATCGCATCTTTAAGCCATAGAAAGGCTTTTTCATGCTCTCCCGTACCATAGACAAAAACAGTCCAAGGTCTATGATCCCCGTATATTATTCGCTCTCTTTTCTCCTTTTCAGCGCGTGGGCAATACATTAGCACCAAGGAATCAAGGGGCAAAGGAGAGGGCGTATCTATACAATAGGAGGGGCATTCGTCATTCGAATAACTACAGTCGGAAAAGCCTGCAGCCAATAGCATGATTGCGTTATCAATTGGCATTTGCTCTTTGATATCAAAATGCGTTGCAAGTGTTGCGCTTCCTTGCGTACTTAACTCACTTAAAAAGTCGTGCTTGTTCATCTTAACCCCTCCTTATTCGTGGTTGTCTAATAGCTTATAAAGATCGTTTAAAAGGCGATTATGTTGCTCTCTCGCCTCTCTCGCTTCAGTCCTTAATAGATAGGTGCTATCTGTTTGGGCTTTGACTAGCTTAGAGTCTAGATACACCCTCAAACATTTTGAGTCTTGGACTGGTTGTCCGTGGGTGTTTTTGTACCAATAGGTTTTATCTCCTTTTAATTCTTCTTTGAGATATTGCCCTTTCACGCGCATTGCGTAGGTATCTCTGTTTAGATACTTACGCATAAGGCGCACCAATTCGCGCCCCTCTTCATTGTTTGGGATTTCTGTAAATGCGTACCTATTCATTTTAATGACCTCCTAGATCTAATTTGACCCATGTATCGCACCACATAAGGTCGAGTCTACTAAACTGTGTCTTTGTCAATTTTCCTTGCTCGAACCATATTTGGAAACCCTCTTCAATCGCTTGTAATTGGGCAATTGTTTTGGCGCGTTTTAAACAGTCTTTAGCTTTTGAGTAGTAATTCATATCAACCCCTCCTTAAAATTGTTGTATAACGTAGCCACCATTCTCTAATGGTAGTAATAGAGTCTGATCGGCAAACGCCTCTACAGTTTTATAATCAGGATAATATTTTTGCATTTGCTCTAAACTTTCGTATTCAGAAAAATCACAACAAATAGCAATAACGTCAAGCTCTATTGGCTCGCCCGTTTGCGCTTCTATATCTTCTAAATATTCAAACAACGCAAAAAGCCCATCATAAGAGAAATTGTTAGGGCGTATTGATTCAAATTCGTTTTTAAAGTCATACCAATTAATATTAATATGCATGATTAAACCCCCACTGATAAAATTGACCAAAACCAAAAATACAACGCACCACCACCACATAAACCAAAAACGGCATATATTGATGATACTTGCCAAATATTTAAGCCATCATGCTTGCGTTTAAATTCGCGCAAATCTCGCGCCTTTCTTCTTGCTTTATGTTTTTGAGATAAAGTCATTTTGTAGCCCCCTATTTTCTTTCTTTAAGTGATTGAACGGCTTCTTCAAGGGTAAGGTCATAATGCCCCCAAAATAAGTGATCGCTATTTGTATCCCAACCTAAAGTTGCGAATCTATTGTCATTCCCAAATACGCAAGAAGAAGAATCTCTCTCAATAAGTACATGGGTATCAGTAGAATCCAATAAACGCCAACCCTTAGAAGTGACTAGATCGTTCAAAAAGTCTTTATTTTTCATGATGTTAACTCCGATTTGATTAATTTTTGTACAGTTAAGGGGCTGATTAATGCCCCATGCATCGGAGTATAAAACCAAATAGACCCTAAAAACAACCTTTTTGCTTACTTTTAAGCATTTTCTAATAAACCAAATCAATCACCAATAAAAGGGACAATGTGCGCCCTCCTTTTTGCCCTTGATTGTCCCATCTACCCGCTAACCCAGTGATAGCAAGGGTTTCAGCCGTTTTACTGTATATTTAACCAGTTTTTGCCCTTTTTTTGGATTTTATACGGGTCTTATAGGGTATCCGTGGGATAGCCGTGGGATAGCCTTTCTATACGATATCCACGGAATAGCCATGGAATAGCCGTTGTCTGTGTTATCCGTGGGATAGCTTTCGCATAAAATATCTGTGGAATAGCCATGGAATAGCTATGGAATAGCCGTGGAATAGCCGTGGAATAGTTTAGAACCCGGTTGCAGCTCTATGCTTACTGCTCATTACTGCATTCTTAATAGCAATATTGAAGTTGGTTGGGAAGTGTCTCTTATAGTATCGAGCAGCGTCACGACCAGCCGGGTAGAACCCTCTTTGATCTCTGGTCTTTTCGCTATACTTAATAATTAACTGTGGAGCGCGTTTTGGTCTGTGCTTATAAAGTCCATATGGTCTAACGCCATACTTGCCAATCATCGGCTTTTTAGGTTTAAAGTAATCTTTAGTATTTGCAGACTTTCGGGCCAACGTATTTCTTGGAATATTCCCGTATTTATTTTTCTTTTGGTTAACAGGTTGTATTAAGAATTTATTGTCTTTTAGTGGCTTAACTGTACCGCCAAATATAATTGTATCCAGGTAACTGTTTTTATCCTTTACTGCTATGAACCCAGACAATCTGTTCTTTCTAGTAAAGTAAGCGTAGAAACCTCTTTTTGTAAATGGGTTAGCACCTAAATCAATATGCCTATCCATTGTATTTGCCAAGTGACCATCTTTTTTTACTAGCTGCTTAAACGTGCTATTCATTGCCACCGATGCAGCAAAGGGAAATTCCTTTTTCTGTATATCGCTCATCATCTCATAAGCTTTAGAAAAATCGGTCATTATTTCCATAGGGATGCCTTATAGTATGCGTGGGATAGCCATGGGATAGCTGTACGATATCCGTGGAATAGCCGTGGGATAGCTTCTACCAGCTACCGCAGATGCAATCGACTTCTAAACATACGCATCCACCAGACATTCGATCTTCTAGCATATAAAGAACTTCTTGCATTGCCACCTTATCTTTATCTAATAAGGCTTCTGCAAATCGCTCTACTAGGTCGATGTCCGCTTCGTGTACGTTTTCGTCACTCTCAACTCTAATCATAAAGTCGATTATAACATCTTAATCAATAGCACCTAACTGACGTATCATGGCGGGGTTACGCATTGCTAACTGCTCTTCAGTTGGTGGTAGCTTACGCTTGCGTACCTCAACTTCATTACCCCAGTTCATTAGTGCCGTCTTAATACAAGGGGCAGCACTTGGAGTATCCAGTAAACTTTGTGTATAGGAATCTACCTTAGTCAAAAGGTCATTCCATCCATTACGCTTGCACTCGTTAATTCTGTCTATAAGTTGCAGATTGATCATATCCTTACCTCTCGAATAGTCACTACTGCTAATTATACCACTATTTGTTTACTTCTGGGTCGTTAGGTGTCGATGGGCGCGGTACGCCAAGCTTAAGGTCATCAAAAGCTATTAAGGAAAGGATGAATATAGTGAATATAATTATAAGTTTCATTGCTACCTCTGTTAAGTGAGGCGGCATTTTAATCAGTTGTTGTATTGCTTAGAAGTGATATTTTGTTATGCGGGTAATAAGGATATGTAATGGCTCGTTTTAGGCACTGGTGAGCCAGACCAGCTTAATCAGGAGGGAGGACTCCTTGCCTATCTTACTAGGGGTTCGCTTGCGTCACTGCTATGATTACGATAACAGCAATTGCTAATATTTTACCTCTTTTGTAGCCGTATACTTCAGTATCGAGCCACTTAATAGCATTGGCTTTATAGCCGTCTAATTTTGACTTTAACAATTCTTTGTCAGCCATCTTATTCGCCTCTTTAATCGCTTGCTTTGTTTTTGTCATTATTATCTCCACTTATTTGTATTATGCCATCAAATCCCATTTGTTCAACCCAATTGTTGAATGCAGTTCTTTCTTCTTTATCAAACTCATTCTCTAATGGTGGGTACTGGTCGCGCAATCGCTCCCATTCACTCTTCAAAGTGTTCATATTTATCCCTCGCTTTTAGGTCTTCTAGTTGTTGGAACAACTCATCTTCCATTGAGCTTTCTAAATAAAGATATATGCTATCCCTAACATCGTCTGCAAAGTTACCAAGATTAACCCTATTATCAAAGTATCCTAGTGCTTCGCTCATATAGGTATCATCCCTACTACCCGCATCAGGCGAGTCTTCTGCCATTGCAATAAATAGGTTTGTGATCAAGTAGCTATGGGATGGCTTTTCTCCAAACAACATTTCTGTTGCTAATTTACATACCCCCGCATTGAATGAAGCAGGAAAAATATCCGTATGCCAACTGGTGTATCTGTTAAGCCAGATATAAGTTGCCTCATCAACTACTTTGTCAGGCAAATCAGACAATCTGTCTGCCTTGTTGAGCAGATCAATATGCTCGTAAATAAAATCATCATAAAAGTATCTAGACATTCGACCCACCTATTGTTCTTGCGCCATTTGTACTAAAGCAAATTAATAGGTCGTACTCACCGAATCTATTAACAGCAATCTTCTTAGCTGCTTTATCGTTGTCTGCATGAAAGTCATATATGGTAATGCCCATATGTTTAACTGCGTAATGATTTTGCATTGTTTTGCACCCGTTTGATTAATAAAGCTATATCCTATCACACAATAAACAAAACTGTAAACTATATACCCAATCTTTCTTCTTGTTCTTTTATCTGTCTCTTTATGTCTTGCTGAAACGCTATGACTTCATCTCTGTTAAACTTTTTAGGAGGTAGATATGTCAGCTTCTTCATTGCTCGAAGTCTGCGCTCACCATACATTTGTATCATATAGTCACGGTAGGCATCATGCACTTGAGGATCACCCATTAGCATATTGCATCTTTTACATTGGATATGCAGGTTTTCTGTGAACAGTTTTAACCTTGTATGTCTGCGACTGTAGTAGTGTCCTCCATCCATTCCTTTCCAGTGGTCTACTCTTCCACAGGATACGCACTGAGCGTAGCCGTAGTCATCTGCAGCTTTCATGCGTACAAGCTTTTGCAATAGCACAGCAGCCTTATCAACCTCTTGGGCAATAGTCTTTCTTTTCTTAGTGGCGCGTTTTGCCATCATCATCTCCTACGATCTGTACCATCTCATCGCCAACGCCAAGATGACAGCGCGTACATAACCCTACGCAATTATCATCATCATCCATCCACAACTCTAATACGCCACCGCACTCGCAGTATTGTCTAGTCAGTTTGTAGTCCTTGCCACCGGGGAAATTTATTACCTTAGCCATCGATCTCTTCCATTGTTATTTTAACTCTAGAGTCTTCACCATAGTCTTTATGGTAAACCACGGCAGTCATACTGCGTTCTGCACCGTAGCCCTGATCGTCATGCCACTGATCGGTGGAAGTTAGTGAACCCCACCAAGAAAATTGCATAGAAGCATATTCTCTTTCTACATGATGATGTATATGTCCAAGATGACAATAGCGATTCTTGTGGTTAGACCATTCTTCATCTAGATTTTTAACAACAGTCTGCAATATCTGCTCTGGTTTTATTCTGTCACCATGATGATATACAAATAAATTGTTACCCCATTCCCAGTGTAAGAACTTAGAATAGTTTTCTAGCACCTTTATTCTTGGCTCGTTCTGATACATCAACTCAATACAACTAGATAGATGACAAGCCATATCATAATCATGATTACCTCTTACATTCACAACTACAACTTCTTGATGCACTGTTAGCAGCTTATCAATTAATATCTGAAACAACTGACCAGCAAGTTTAAATGTCCTAGATGAACGAGAATCAACATCAACTGGTGTACCCTTAGTAGTAGTGTTAAGGCTAGAGTCAGCATGGAAAAAATCACCGACATTACAAAGTACAGCAGTGTGTGCATTGCCAACACGGTTTGACAGCCTATCCACGGCATCAATTAAAGCTTTTGTTGCTATCTTTATATCCCAGTCATCGTTACTCAGTTTCATTTGACTGTCCGCAAGCATCCCGAAATGATGGTCGCCTATAAAATAGGAGGCGCAGTAATCAGTATCCACGGTATCAGGTTGTTTTATTGACTTTCTCAGCCCGGTCAGATCATCTGTCAGACCCTCGACCATTGCTTCTACTTTTTCTCTTAGGTCGCGTTTTTCGGGTTCTTGAATGACCCATTGTAAAACTGGCTCATCGCCTTTGTAGGCTGTTGATATGCGCTTGACATCAAAGCCCTCGGCTGTCTGGTGAACTAAATCACGATGAGGTGCTACACCCTTACTTGCTGCTCTTTCTTCTAGCTTATTTAGTGTTCGGTAAACTGATCTGCGGTTTATTCCAAGTACCTTGGCAGCCTTAATAACTGTGCCACTAGCAATAATTGCATTGACTACTTCAGTCTGTCGTTCGCTCTTACAAAACTCTAACAATAATTCAGGATTAATCTTCACAGTTATTCCCTCTAGTTTATACTCATGATTTTATAGCATATCGTCTCTGTTAGGAAATGGCACAAATACACCAGTCTTTTGGCTTATCTTTCGGTTAATTACATCATATACCTTAGTAACCTTACTCCTTTCCAGCTCTTTTATTGATGTCGTTCCAAACATCGCTTCCTGCACTACATTCCATATAAGCTCTTTGACGCTTGCCTTTGTCCACGGAATATCAAAGCTATCATCAAATACTTTTTTCATATCATGCCCTGACTCATTTAGTTGCATTGCAAGCATATCGCAATACTTATAAATAGAGTTGTGTTGGTTCATTGTGATGTTTTGATTGTTGCGGTAGGAAAATACAGCGTAGTTCTTTTTCTTATAATATTCTTTTGCGTGTTTAATAAAGTTATCTAGCTCACGCTCATTACGACAGATAAATGCTTCTCCATCACTCATAACTTCCTCCTTATATACTTATCCATCATGATAGATGATCTGCATTCTAATCTTGTTATATCTTCTGCCTTTCTTCTATTAGGTTGCTTTCTGCCTTTACGCTTACTGTTCGGCTTGTACAAATCTTCCGGGGTCACGAATTTCTTATTGTATAATCTGTTTTTTATACAATTGTAGTTCGCGTCTATGGCTTCAGCCAATTGCAGATAAGTGTAATACTCCTCATGCACAAAAGACTGATGCTCTCCTTTAAATTGTAACAACCTCGTCTTTGCCATTCTTTAACTCTCCGTCAAAGTAGTAGCCAAGTTTATTTAAGTAGAACTGTTTAGCATTCTGCTTTGTTTCTATATTCTGAACCCAGCCAATATCGCATAGTTTATGCTCAATTGGAATGTTTCGCGAGCTTTGCTTGCGAGACTTAGCCATGGGAGAACCGCCAGACTCGGCAGCCCTTTTTAGCCATGAATCAATAAACCTTTTCATGCCAACCTTGGTCTTTCTTTTAACTGGGTTTGCATCCAACCAAGATTCCATTGATAACAGTTCTTGCTGTATGTTAACCCCACGCTTAGAGTACGCTCTTTCCCATGCAATTAAATCTTCTTGCTTAGGCTCGTAGGTGCTTCCGTCTTTACACAGCATCGTTATCACCCATAAAGTATTCAGCTACGTTGCACTTTTCATCGTAACGATTAGTAACCTTAATCATTCGTTTAGCTATGGGATGCCCTTGCTCTTTAAGCTCAAATATTCGACTAGCAACCTGAGTTATGCCTAATTCATTAAAGGCATTCAAGCAAGTCAGTTTATTCCCACTCTGCAAATAATCTAAAACTCTTTCTTGTTGTGTCATTGTCTTTTCCTCTCGTTTGTTAAAAATAGCATCGTAATTAGCGTCAAATGCTTTTGTGTTAGTTGGTCTTTGCTTTGAACCTTTACCCATCCTCTAGCCTCCTAGTTAAAACTTGCCATGCCTTACACGCTGTAGATGGTACAACACCATTACCTAATAATCTAATTCGGTCAATTCGGTTATCGCATCCGTCAACTACGCGTGGGATAGCTTCTTCCCATTTATCACTCAACCAATCCTCTTTCTGCTTCCAACCAAGATCAGTATCGTGTACTTCTAAATCAGTCCATCCATGCGGGATGCCCATAAGCCCCTCTACCCAATTTGGATTAAGGCTACCCTTTACTTCGTCTACTCCCTTTCCTCCAATAGCAGCATTGCATAGCTGATCATGGGCGCGTGACTTACCATCCTTTCTTATAATTGATTCCGTGGTATAGCCTCCCTTGTAGTCATTAAGTAGCGGCGTAGGAAACTTCTCTAGCTCGCCACGCCTTGCAAGAGCGGACAGACATTTAGTTGCTTGGCTATCACCATCAAGACGATACTTCTCTGCTTCAGATGCGTAGGGCGTTGGAAATACCTCTACAGCATCCTTTAACTTAGCACCAAACCACTTACCCGAATCATGCCGATAAGAGCGAAAGCCGTTTTTGTATTCAGTTAATACTGGGCCACCTGTAGAATCACAGGCTCTTGGCGTGGGCCAAAGTAAATCGTAGATAGCGCAAGAATCAGTGTCAACTTGCTCTCTTAAATTGGATGGTCGCTTTCTACCTTTTCTTATACCAGTAGCCATCTTCTCAGTTGCCTCTGGCGATCTAGGTGGTAAGTGATCCATTGTATTAGGGGTTGCCCATGTCTCGGCATCCCTAACTGCACTAGCCAAAGCGTTGCCTTGATGTTTGCCACGAGCATTGTCAGGGTTTTTACCTGGTCCTCCTGCTGATGCTGTCGGAGTGGGCCATGATGAATATTCTTTTTCTCTGATGTCTTGCTCCAACTTCAGTCGCTGAGAATACTCCCCACGTTGATCTATAACCATCTTCTTCCATATCGCTGAGGACTGTGTTGAGTCCAAGCGAGATATGTCCCTCGACATTTTCGAACAGACATCTAGTAGGTCTAATTGATTTAACGTGTCTCCGTATTGTGGGCCAGAGGTGTCTAGGGTCTTCTTCTCCCTGTCGCTTTCCTGCTCCTGAGAATGGCTGGCACGGATATCCACCAGTAATAAGGCTAACTTTGTCTCGAAAGATTTCTGATGGGAAGGTTTTAAGATTCGTGTAAATAGGTGCTGCATCCAAGATACCCGCTTCCATCTTCCTTGCCAAGTTTTCTGCTGCGTAGGCTTCGATCTCCACATAAGCGAGGACTCGATGTTTAAACCCGGCAAGGTCAAGTCCTCTTTCGATTCCACCATATCCTGAGCAAAAACTGAGTACAGTTGGTAATTCTTCGGTATTATCCACATTCTTATCTCCTATTGGCTCAACTAAAGTTTCGCCCGATTAATTGAAATAATAATATATACACATATTTGTTTAGTTACAAGCATTATTTGTTAGCGACTTATACACTAGAATATATATTTAAATACACATTTAACCCTTTCACTGCGCGGAGCGAAATTTAAGAACAAAGGGCTATGCGACTTTGCGGTTACATTTGTATTCGTATCGGATATCCAACCTATCTCTTTGCAGAAACCGATCTGCATCGAGGGCTTTGTCTGGAGGGTCAACCACGCTCTGACGTTTTATTTAAGGATTTCGTCAGCCCCAAGCCCGAATACACAAGACAAGATAAGACAAGATAATACTTCTAAGGATAAGATAGTATGGTATACTAAGCTTACTTGTTTTGTAGTGAATCCAAGTATAGTCTCTCCTTAGACTAAAAGTAAAGCCCCTTAATTGGGGCTTTGTTTTTTCTAGTACATTAAGAAATCATTTATAGATATATCCATAGCGTTGCAGATTGTCTCTATAGTGTGTAATTTCATATTCTTTTGCGCTCGCCATCGAACTACTTGTTGCGGAGTGCTGTCGGCTTTCTTGGCTAATACAACACTCGCTATCCCTAGTTCTTTCTGAGCCATTCGCAGACATCTTCCTGCATCTATCATATGACACTCCTAAATATGTTAAAATCGGTCGGGTGAGTTTCCCCGCTCACAAACTCCTATGGTTTACCCCCTCTTCGGAGGGGGGTTTTTAACTAGAACGGAATGTCATCTTCTAGTAAAGTTTGCTTTTGTTCGACCTGATTTGTTACTTGCTTAACGCCTTGGCTATGTGCCTGTTCTTTCGGTGTAAACTTTAGGCTCATATACTTAGTTCCCTTGTTAGACTCATTAATCCAACCTGAAACCCAATAATCAACACCACCAATCATTGCGCTACCTTTACGATCAGGATGTGTTTCAGATTCCTTTTTATCGTTAACAAACATAGCACCGCTATTATCTTTCTGTTCATACTGACTCATATTACTCTCCTATAGAGCTTGTCTAAATTCAGATGTTTTCATTATTTCCCTTTCCTTAGTGGTAAACTTTCCACCTTTTGAGGGGGCTTTCCATACTAATTGTTTCTCTGTACTGCTAAGAGACATCCATTCTTCGTTAGCAGTGGAATAGTCTTTAATCGCAATGCCATCCTTAATTGCTTGTATCACAGGCATAAGGTCAACAATCATATCCTCATACTCGTCTTGCTTAGACTTTTCAGTCCGTAGCATTGCAGACTCAGCATCATCATCTGCCGTAGGTATACCTGCAATAGACTGCAAAGCGTAACGTCTTGCGTAAGTTATTGCTGAACCTGCAGCTTGCGGATCACGTTTAACCAAGGGCAAACTATAACTATTCTCCATCCACTCACCAGATGTATGCATGAGCCTAGTAACGACTCCTACACCATGCTCGTTTGAGATAGGGAACTGTGTATAGCTTAGACCATTCTTAGCGAATGGCTCTTTGATAGCTTTAATGACGGATGTTAAGTCCGCATAGCTAGACTTGAAAAATGGGTTTGACGATTCTTTGACCGCTCCACCCATCTCAGATTGTGCCTTACATAATGCTTCAGCAAGGGCTTTGATTGACTCACTAGACTTCATATTATTTCCTCCTATGGAAGAAACAATATACCTTATTGCTGTTTATGAATCAACAGAATTGATTAGTATTGCCAAGTAACTGGCGTAGTCTCACGGATATCAACGTGTATGAATGTCTTAGCTACGCCCACCCCGGTAAACCCCAACCGCATAGCTTCACGCACAAGAATATAACGCTCTGCACCACCAGATACGGATATGTCTGCAGCAATGCCTTGGGCATGAGTACCAGGTGTAGACTTACGGGCTTCTATGGGATGGCTCGGATCACGATAGCCAGATGTAATGTGAAACGAGAAACCACAGGCTTCACGCAACTCATCAAGCTTGTGAATAAACTCTTCGTTCATATCGTTGTTGCCAGTGCATTGGCAGTCAAACTCTTCTATCTTAAAATACTTAAATGTCATTTCTTTAGACTCGCTAGTTTGCTAACACCCTTAATCCCAAAGCTACTAGAAATAGCTATGAACAATAAATACTGATACCACTCAGGCAGTTGAGCTAAAGCCTGAAAGCCGTCTTCAACCCGAATAACAATCTCTGGATCGCCAACAACTATGGAATAGCCGATCATGAAAATTGGTATCGACAAAACGATTGTCCAAAATTCATCACGCCAAGAATTTTGAGTAGCATCAACAGCTTTAGATTCCCACTCAGCATCGTTCTCAATTACTTTTAGTTTAGCTTTATGCTTTGCTTGCTTCTCTTCTGCTTTATTCTTTAAGTACCCACCAGCTATGTTAGCAATCGGGCCTATTAAGTGCTGTAACATAATATTCTCCTACTTTAACGGCATTGATAGTGCATCCATGCCAAGCCAGATATCATCAAGTTCTTTCATGATTACTTTAATTCTGTCATCAGTATCCCCTAAACTTTCACTAATTAGCTCTGCTTTCTTTACAGTAGCTTTGATTGTTTCTATGTCTTTCTCTAGCCTAGATACGTCTGTAGTTACCTCTAACAGCTTTTCTTGTTGCGCTGATATTGTCACTAGGTTTGTGCCTAAAGTCGCTAATTTCGCGCTTAGATGGCTTATGTCGTTATCGTCTAATTGTTGCTCTATAAGTTGTATAGACTCGTGTAAAGGAGCAACATCAGGAACGGATACGGATTCTACCGTTTCTAGCCGAGAATACAAGCTTGATGCAGTCCAGACTCCTCCACCAATGGTCGAGCCTATTGCCACCACGACCATTATCCACGCTCCCTTAAATGTCTGACCGCCTATCTTTAATTCACTATCTTCAATCATTGTTCGCAATCCATATTAATAAAGCAATCATAACCTAGTGCAATAGGTGATGTGCGATAAAACTCAGACTCTGCACCTACCGCCAAGATGTCTGCCTCGCTATAGTATAAGTCTAAACCAAAAGCATCGTTACCATTTAAGTATACAGCAGTCAGGTTTCTGGTTGTGTTGTAGCCCATCGCCACCCATTGCTGATTAGAATCATAGAAGATATTAACGTCAGAGGATGTAGTGTTCTTGTCTTCTATAGACTGCTGAAGATATTCTGCCGCTTCACTCTGAGCTACGGCTAGGTACGCAGCAGCTTCATTAGCTGAAGATTCTATATTATCCACGGTATCATTAAAAAGCTGTACGTCTTCTTGATCTATTGTAAGCATTTCTTGGTTTTGCTGTACAAACGTCTGCACCTCTTCTTCTTGCTTAGGGGTGCTTGCCTCTGCAGCTTTCTCTGCTACTTGCTGTACTGACACTAACTCAACTGTCACTTCGACAAAAGTATCAATGTGGGTTTCCATCTCGGCTAGGGAATCCATCGCCATATTTTCTAGCACCTGTTTTACGGGCGCGCCATAAGGCTGATAGTTGTTACTAAAGTTAGACAGTGCAGAGTTATAAGCATCTACTTGCTCTGCGCTAATATGACCTGTACTGGAAAGCGTACCGTCAGATAAACCGCTACCCTGATGGGCGTACTCTGTAGCAGCACCTACTAGTTTTATAGAAGTGTCGATCTGACTAACTATACTACTACTTGAGTCTATTAACTGATCTAAGCTATTGCTTTGTGCTACGGAACTTATCGCTAATAGACATACTATCTTCTTCCACATCTTCACTTACCTCACCTATCTGGAGAATACCGTCATAATATTTACGGTTTTCCTTGTAATCAGGAATATATAATTCTGGCTTCTGCTTTATTAGCATCAACCCCCTTTTCCCCGCTACTAATCTCCCATTGGATATGAAAGGGCATGGTGAACCCGCCAACAACATACTCTTAAACACCTCTGTCGATTGGCACAACATAGACACTGCCGCCACTTTTAACTGGAGGGCAGAAAGCATTCTTGCATATTTTAATCTAGTGCAATCAACGTCTAAGGTGTAACCGCCTGAGCTAAACCCAATAGCAACTGTCTGCACTGAACCTGCTGTTCCTTTTAAGCAAGTGTCAGAACCATTAGACATAAAGGTTGGGCTTATTGCAGAGCCAACTGGAATCTCACTAGCCGCCCCGGCTCCATTGTAGGTATTTTCTGTTGTAGAAGATGTATCTGTTGTTGTGTTGTTGCTGTTTGCTACGCTGTTCTCGCCATGATAATTATTTAGACTGCCTTGCTCGTTTGCTAAAGCAGTTGATCCAAGTATCCATAGGATAGCCATGAGATAGCCATGCGATAGCCGTGAGATACCGATATCCATTACTGTTTAGACTCTAATAGCTCTCTTATGTGAATAATGTTTTCATCCATACGGGCCAGTCTTACTTCATGGTCGCGCTGTCTTGTGTCTAAGCCCATTACTATAGAACTAATGTCATCAATGTCTTTGGCATTTTGCTCTACGCCAACCTCAACTTCAGTAAATGCACCAGTTACTGTTACTGCCTGTACAGCAAGCAATAAAAATAAAGTTATTGGTACGTTTCTGCTTAAATGCCAATCTTCCATATTATCCTCATGCAACTTGATAAGTTATTACACCTATTAGGTGTGCATCACTAAATGTATTGTTAATGTCATCTTTTGTTAAATTATTGTAACCATCACCATGCGCGATTTTTATTGTTGCCGTGCTAGGTTCAACAGACAATCTAAAATGCGTACCTACTGCAAAATTAGTCCAATCAATCCTTTTACAAAACCCAATACCATCCACTAGAGAACTGTATGGCAAGCCACTGATAACTAATTCATCAGTACCGCTTCCTGTCATAGCTGTTAAATCCATATTAGTAAATTTAAAAAATATATGACAGATATCACCAATTCTTACAACACGAGCATAATCGTTAGTTAAAGTGACTCCAAGATTAATTTGAGGAGTCCAAGTCCCAACAACATATTCTGTCAGATTTGTATCACCTAAATTAAGACTAGATGCAGTAATATCACCAGTTATAGAAGCATTGCCAGTTACAGATACGTTGCCAGATATTGACGGGTTAGTAAGAGTACCGCCTGATGCTTGCGCTTTAACAGTATCAAGTTGTTCTAGTGCTGTCTGTGCGTTTGTAGCAGTAATATTACCAGATGGCGTTACAGTAGTAGCCTGTGCTGTATTGCCAAGACTAACTACAATTGGTGTACTACTAATACCAACGGAAGTGGTATTGCCTGTAATTGATAGCTTAGTGATAGCCATTACCGTGTAACCTCACGAGTTACTTTAGCCTTGCCTTGCAGTATTCTAGTTACAGTATCATTGCCTGTATGAAATATTTCTACATCATAAACATACTTACCTGATGTTATATCGTCAGTAGTAGTATGAGCCATTTCCAACTTAACAGTGCTATCAGTAATAGATGCTGTAAAATTATGCACTGTGCCTGATTCATAATTAGGGCGCATAGATGCTCTAGCTGTATAACCAGTTAGAACCATGGGAGAGCCATCCTCTTCTATCGCAATAGAGATTTCAAAGTCTGAACCCTGATCAATTACTAAATCGTACTGTGCTGCTGGCATATTATTCTCCGAACTGAATATACAGATTATATCATTATATGGCTTTCGACATTTACATTGTTGATATGATAAATGCCAACAATTCAGTATAACGAACCGACCTAGTAGTCACTTCAGTTGCACTATCAGGCGCATTTTCTTCAGACTCGTATGTAGTGCGCTCTACAAATTCAGGAATAGTTCTAGTTTGAGTCATATCGTTCTCATCCTGATACTCTTCTTCTTGTGCCGGGATTGTCTCTTCTTTCCACCAATAAGTATCTTGGCAGAACATACCATAACGAGAAGCATCAAGCCCCTCAGCAGTAAAAGCATCTTCTAGCTCTTGAGCAATAATACCAATATGGATGCGAGCATCATCACCTTTCTCTTCAACAGAGCTAATCAATCGATATTTACGGATTAGGCTTTTACAGGCTTGTGCTACTCTTTGCTCTGCATCTGTTAGCTCTTCGATATCTTGTTTAAGACTTCTATCAGAGCCAGTGGTAACGCCATTAGTTATGTAAGCATCATCAAACCTAGCAGAAGCACTTCCAAGAGCAACAGCGTTGTCATAGTTTTGCCCAGTATATTGACATGGAGTTATTGCGTTAAAATTAAAAGCAAGACCTGCTGACCCTGAACCATGTCTTGCATTATGCAAATACATATATCCATTAGATGAAGCGGCATTACTTCCTATGTAACCTATGCTAGGAGTGTAATACTGATGACCAGCAGAAAGTTTAAGTTGAACACCATAAGTGCTAGTAGAAGGGTTATACAATTGAACGCTATTGTTTGTAAAAGAACCATTTGATGTGATTGTTCTGTTAAAAATGTTTTCATTAACTTTAAACTGTGTATTGTAACTACCAATGAGAGCCCTTAAGTCTCTATTTTGCGTGTTAGTTCCTGCAAAAAACTGAAAGCTATTACCATAGTTGTAAATTCCTCCACCATTAGCCAACATATTAATAAATAAGTCATCTTGGGATATAAGACATTGTGCGTATGTAGAAAATTTCAATGAGCCATTGTTTGGTATAGTTGTTGTAACCGGGTTTAGATTAGTTACAGTTAATCCACTAGAACTATGCTCTGATATAGTATTGCCACCAATTTTAGTGTATATCCTTGTTTGCCCAGAAATTATCCCATCATAACCAGAGGCATTCATCTCTATGCGACCATTTTCAAAAGTAATCTTATTAGTGCCAGAAAAATTGATAGTAGATGTAACGTCAGCAGCATTATTAAAATCTGTTCGCATTGTCTCAAAGCCGCCAACAGTTGTGCCGTCATGCACATGAACGCTTTTATTAGTAGTGTTGACAGAAAGCTCGCCATCTAATCCAGTGAAGGTATTGTGGTTAGAATCTGTGCCTCTTCTTCTCTTTAACGCTGTAGTCATTTTTTACCTCGGCTCATCGGGAATATTTACATTCATCATGTCAGTTTCATTTTCATAGGTATCTGGCAAATCTCTTAATTGTTGCCTATATTCAGAATATCTTTGTTTTAATTCGTTAGATATAGGTGAATCAGGCATTTGTGTCCAATCACTTTCTTGCAAATATTTATCGCGCAATTCTCTTAATTCATTGCGAAATAATTGTCTTTTGTCAGCATCTGTCATCTCGTCATCATCTAAATCTAAATCAGATATAACGCCATTAATTATTTGTTTATTTGGCTCACTGCAATATCCCTCAACTATAAACTCACCATCTTCAGGGATACTGTCAAACACCTCTTCTTGGCACATACCTGTACGCAATATACGACCGCTTGCATTATGTACAATATACGTTTTCATTTTTTTAGCTCCAATGCTCTGAATACAGTATCTTTAATAACGATTGTTCCATCATCACTATCACGAGTTGGTCTGTTTAACTGTAGCTGGCTGTAACGAATTTTATATGTTTGACTTCCAGCAGGAGGGTTAGGGTCAACATATGTATAATCGATTCTACAAGTACTTCGATCTAATGCATTGTCTCTATGGGATGTTGAATTATATAAATTAAAATCTGCTCCCCTTAGTCCATTACGCGTATCAACAATAGATTGGGCAATTACAGTTGTTCCTCGCATGACTTCTAAAAAGGCATATTGTGAGGTATCTGAATTTCTTGCAAAACCAACCTTAACTGCAGATATAAATTTAGTGTGAAAATCTAAAAATATAGGCGAACCCGCAACAACACTTAAAGTTACAGATGCTAAATCTTGCGTGAATCTTTGACCGCCTACAATAAATGTAGAGTAATTATGACCGCTATAACTAAAATAACCTCTTCCTATACCATTCCAATTATTAATCTTAAATTTCTGCGAGGTCGCAGTTAAGCTATGAGCAGAAACAGTTACAGCATTGTTAGCAATCTTAATTGTATCAACTTCGAGATTACCAATTTTTGCGCTAGTAATTACGGCATTGCCTATCTTGGCATTTGTTATAGCACCATTAGCTATTTTAGCGTTTGTAATAACACCATCAGTAATTTGAGCAGCTGTCGTAATTACACCAGAAGCAGCTATCAGACCAGCAGTTATTTGGTTAGCACCAATATCGCCTGCCTGTATTGTTCCTGCTGCAATGTGACTACTAGTGATAATCCCAGAATCAATTGCATCAGCAGTAATTGCTCCTGCAGCTAACGCTCCTGTTGTAACAGAGTCTGCGGCTAGTTCAGAAGCAGTGATTGCATTAGCAGCAATATTGCTAGCAGTAATAGTGTTAGCAGCTATCTTTACAGAGGTAATAGCGTTGGCAGCTATGGTATTTGATGTAACAGCATTTGCAGCAATCTTATCCGCGGTAATTGCATCAGCAGCTATCTTCGCGGCAGTAATTGCCCCTGCATCGATCTTATTAGCAGTTACAGCATTTGCGTCTATCTTAGCAGCAGTAACCGCATTACTCGCTATCTTATCTGCTTGTATAGCACCATCGACAATTAGTTCTGCGGTAGCCGCCTCTTCTAATCGCAAGTCTTGACAGTAATAGTGACCAACAAATCCATTGCCATCCTGTAAATCAGCACTGCTACGATAATTCAGCAACACTATAGGCTTCATATATACAGCAGTCGCTTCAAACTCATGATCTGTACCATTGCCAAACTGATAACTATAATCTATCCAAGCCGTGCTGCTTGGCGTATGCGCTGCAAGTAAATATCTCCACTGAGTTCCCCCGTTAGGGTTGACAATATTTACGCCATCTTTTGTGAATAAACCTACACCTAAATAAATTCTACCATTTGTGCCGCCATCTCCTTTTTTGATCTTAGCGTGTACTCGGTAAGTTTTGTTATGATCAAATGGTATTAACTCTGCGCTATTTACCCAAGCTCTATTGCCAACTTTGTTCGTTAATGCATACTTACCAACTTGAGGGACAACAAGCTCGTAAAACTGAGAAGTTGAGTCATTAAAATAATCAATCCATGATGCAGGATCATTGAACAAAGGATCGTTATTTAACGCAGAGCCTGCCCCGGATAATACCATCTTACTAGCAGTAATAGTG